CATCAGGCAAGGGGGGTGTAAAGCCCGTTAATTATCAGTTCCTTGATGTCACCCGGCTTTGAGTTTTCGGGGAATATGACACTTAGGCAACTTTGACAGCACGGCATTAAAACGGGCTTGCCCGTTAGTTGATTGTTGACCTTTGACTTTAGGGTAACAGTTGCATTGCCGGTACAGCCGGATACGTTGACCTCGCATTTCTTCATTTTCTCATATCCTTTCTTTTGCTGTTTACAATACAAGTATCGGCATTAAATCCCTATTTGTCAAGTCTTTTCTTGCAATTACTCGCATTATACTGTAAATAAATATAGGTAGACTGGCATGATATTTGACAGCCAGAGACCACTTAAAACAAGTAAATTGGGGTATAGATTACATCGACCAGCCCGGTGATAGTGTCACCTTGAGCTTCCTACGCGCTTACTTATTGTGCATAAACTATGCAATATGTGGACTATATGCAGATAATTGCTAAAGATATGCAAATAAGACTTGACTTAGACCCAATTACCTTCCCATACTAATCTTCGATTAGTTTTTTTTTGCATAGTGTGTGAAGCAGGGAGATAGGGAGAGATGGGGAAACAGACAACAGAAGATAGGCGGTCTAATCAGATCAAAAGGTCAATTCATTACTCATATACTCCACTTGGTAATCGGCGTGTATATACAACTAAGTGGCTCAATACTTGGGTTGAGTATGAGAGAGAGCATCCGACAGATAGACATGGTGATCCCGTGAAGGTTATTCACCGTACTAATAGCAAAGGGAAGTGCTATCGTATCTATCTATCATACAAGGACATTGACACCATTACAGCTCGATCATATTACACTGATAGAGAGCTTAAGAGACCTAATGATATACCGTATCTAAGGGCTAAGCGTATAGGTAGTATGAGCTTATATGCTATTAGCTGTTTACATGGTGATAAGTTTGTACAAGCTGTGGAGAGAGAGTGTCAAGTTGACAGTGTATCTATGTCATTAAGGCATAGAGAGAATAATGTAAACGGACGAACCCATAGTGAGCGGCGATGTTGTATATAGGTACCATCCCACAAAAATCCCTACTATATTTTGAGATTGAAACTATTACACTGCAATAGTTTGCATATATGTATAGTACATGTACAGTATTGAGTTAGAGTATACATATGTGATGAAATGTAGGTAGATGTTGATGGTTGTCGATAGAATATCACGATAGGAGGAGTTAAGTAGATGATTATTAATGGTTTAGATATGGATAAGTTAGGTATAGGTGATGTAAAGCGTGAAACATTGGTAGATGGGGTTGTATTTGGTGAGATGTTTAGTGAGCATATTAAGCAGATATTGGGATGTATCACGTTTGGGCCGGTGGTGATAGTTGATGAGTTTGAGGGGTTAGGTGAGAAGGACGATAGTGGTGATGATTTTGAGTGGGAGTATGCGGAATAATGGGTTGGATGTCGGATTCGGAAAAAGAGCGTCTAAAGGGGTTCAAGCGTGTAGCTAAGGAGAACCGTGAGAAGCGTAGGAAGGCCTATCACAGTTTTTCTACCCTTGTCTTGAGTGAGGGTATGGACCCAGAGGCGGCTAAGGGTGTGATCTGCGAGAGATTTGGTTTAACAGCATTGCAGTTCAACAACGTCTTGTCTCTCAGGGTTGATCTTGACCCGTCTACTGTTGTGGATATGGATGCCACGATACAGAGGTTTATAGGCAAGGGTAAGGGTGCGGTTGATGCGGCTTGGGAGAATCTTGATGAGGAGCTTGAGAAGTTGGATTTGATGGAGGAGGCGGGGTTAGATGGGGTGGTGACTGAAGCGGAGGAGACTACGGGGGAGCGTGGGACGACCGTGAAGTTGAAGAAGCAACCGATCAATGAGGCCCGGATGCGGCTCATGGAGAAGAAATTGGAGGTTGCGGGTAAGTTCATGGATAGGCTGGCGAGTATAGCTGGTAGGGAAGCTATGGCGGCGGCAATAGGAAAGACTAAGGTTGTGGTTAATATAGACGCCACTGAAGAGTTCAGGGCGGAATTTGCAAGAATGAGAGGGTTAGGTAATGAAAAAGTGGTTGTTGTGGATGTCGATACCGTTACTGATGGTTCAGTCGGTAACGGCGAATGATTTAACGGCGAAGTGGACGCATACATACGTTGCGGCTGACACGGTCGCTACTACGGGGAAGTTTAGGGATACGGTCTATACGCCGTTCATGCCCATTCATGACTATCGCCGATTCTGGTTCCAATTTACCATCAATGGTCGTGAAGCACTTCAATACGTCGGGTATAAAGATACGTTGCGAGCGAATGATTCGGTGGCTTTTGTAATCCAGACGGCGATGTTGCCAGACACTCTTAGTACGGGTAGACTTCCTGAGTATAATCCGACCGTTGCGAATTATGTGGCTGGTTCGTGTGTGCCGGGTTCGGCGGACATGGACACCACGATTGTCAGGTCTGTTTCTTTGGGTGTAGACTCAACCGTTGCGATTGGGAATTATATGCGGGGCGTGTTTATTGTGAAAGATTCATCTGTGGCGGCCCGTCCGGGTCTGGTTGGTAACACCTATGGGACAAGATTTATAGTGAATATATCGGCAAAGAAGTAACAAGATTGACTGAGTTCAAACAGGGGAATATATCGGGTGAGCGTAAAGACTTTTACGTCTATATGTACTTAGACCCGGACGGAGTTCCCGTTTACGTTGGGAAGGGGAGTGGTAGGCGATTTCGATTGCGTGACCATATACAAAAACGATCTCCGCGTTTTCTCAGGAATAAGATTCTAAAGATTGGCGTGGAGAACGTAAAAACACATTTCCTTCACAAAGACTTGTTTGAGTCCGGTGCGTTTCATTGGGAAAAGTATTGGATAAAATATATTGGTCGCAGGGATCGCGGATTAGGGACACTATGTAACGTCTCTGATGGTGGTGAGGGTCCGAGTGGTCATAAGTTTTCACCAGAGCATTGTAGAAAAATCTCTGTGGCTCGTATCGGGGTACCCCTCTCGGATGATCATAGAAAAAGTCTGTCCATTGCTCGATCAAAAGTAAAAGATACTCAGGATACAATACGGAAAAGAGCCGATGGGATGAGGCGGTGGTGGTCTCTTGGTGATCATCGACTAAAGATGTCTAAGAGAATGTTGGGAAATTGTTGGTGTGTTGGGCTAAGGCGTTCCGATGAGGTCAAGAAAAGAATGTCGGACGCACAAAAGTTGAGATATGAAAAGGCACGTAATGTCTGAATACCAACGTGGGGATATTGGTGGACTTGAGGCCTTTAAGTTACTGTCGCCGATGTTGGACCGAAGGGAAAATCGCCTGTACGCGGCGAAACATTCCTTCGAGAGCTTCATGTATATCTACATGAGTCATCATTTGCGTATTTCCCCTGCTGATTTTCAGATTGAACAGTACGGATTGGCGACCGAACAGCGTCTTTTGCTTCTCAATCCTCGTGGATATGGCAAAAGTATCGTTTGGAGTATTTGCTACCCCATGTGGGCCGTTCTAAACAACCCGTATGGGCTTGATTTGAAGTGGAACAAAGAAGAAATTGTGTGTCTCAGTAATACGGCTCGGTTTGCCGAGCGTATCCTGAAGAATATCGAGCGTGAGTTGACTCAAAACCCTCGAATCAAGGCGGATTATGAGCCGAAACAGGGTGAAATATGGCGTACCGATCAGCTTGATCTGGCTGGTATGGGGAGTATCGTGGCTCTTGGTGCTGGTGCTCAGGTTCGTGGTTATCATCCGACAGAAGTGCTCATAGATGACCTTGAGGACCGTGAGGAGTGCAAATCTGAGGTCAATCGGGACAAAATGCGGGAGTATTTCTTTCAAGACTTGTATGGCGTATTGCGGGACGAGGCCGGACTCAAGACGAGAATGAAGGTGATTGGTACGACCGTACATCCCTTATGCTTGCTTTCTGAGTTGTATGGCAAAGACTGGTGGACAAAGAGGTGTTATCCAATCATAAATAGCATTGGAGAACCGCTTTGGCCCGAATACGAAAACAAGGAACAATTAGAGTTAAAGCGTGCAACGGTTGGGGAAATAGCTTGGTGGTCGGAATATATGCTCGCCCCAATGGTTAGCGAGAATCCTACTTTTGAGAGACAATGGTTTCGTGGATATGAGCCGGGGATGCTTCGTTCTGGGAATGGCGACAAGATCGGACTGCGCGATATGTATATCGTCACGGCGATTGATCCTGCTATTAGTCAGCGCGATGCTGGCGATTACTCTGCTATTGTTACATTGGGGGCCACTTGGGACGAGAAAGACCCGCGTGTGTATGTGTTGGATGCACGGAGGGGGCATTGGACGCTTTCTCGTCAGATCACCGAATTGTTCGCATCCCAAGAAAAGTTCCCCGGTTCTGTTCAACTTATCGAGACCGTAGCGTATCAGAAGGCGTTGTTTTTGGAATATAAGCAACGTCTTGACCAAGAGCGTATGAACGTGAAGGTGATTGAGGTCACACCGGACAAGGATAAGGGTCGTAGGGCAAATGCAGTCCAGCCGATATTCCAAAAGGGTATGGTGTATTTTGACTTTGGCGACCCGATGCAAAAGATACTCATGGACGAATTGGTGTTATTCGATTATGCCAAACGCAAGAGTGGTCGGGATGACTATGTGGATGCGATTGTTCATGCGATGACGTATATACAAGAATGGATGCGTAGACGCAAGAGTAAACAGGGTGACAGAAAAGAGCCGACGTTGATGTGGTCTGCCACCAATCCAATCTATGCAGGGGTAGGACGTGGCTGAAAATAAGATACTGGACTTCGACGCAACTGGTGATAAGACCGTAGATTTTGTACGTTCGTTCTTTGAACATTGTCGTGATGCTCAGAGATATAAACACGACGAGTTTGAACGTATCTACAAGCTCTATCGCGGTCAGATGAATATGGATGGTCGGGATGTCAACCGAGCAAATATCCATATCCCAAAGCTGTATAGTGTGGTTGAGACAATACTCCCGCACTACATTGATGCGATATTCGGTCTGCGTCCATATATCCCGATTGAAGTTACTAACAGGTCTGATGCGGGAATCTCTGATGCTCAGACTGATTTGCTTGATTGTTATCTGAATGAAGCGGATTTCTTTTCGTTTGGAAAACAGTTGTTCAAGTACAGTATTATTTTCGGACTTGGGTATATCGAAGTTTCTCCGATATTTGAGAAACGTAAGATTAAGCGTGTTGTCCCTGAAATGATGACTGCCATGAATGGTATGCAGGTGCAGACCGGGCAGAATACTATTGAGGAAGATAAGGTTTTCTTCCGCTTGGGTATCCGCACCTATGCCCCTTGGCAGATATATCGTGATCCTGCGTGTACTTCACTTGATGATGCTCGTGGGGTTATCAAGTTTCGGTCAATGATTAGCAAACGGAATCTCAAGAAGATGGCCGAAGCTGGTTACTTCCCAGACTTTGACGTTGATAAGCTCGATTCCGATACGCAGTTAGCGTTAGAAGAAGATTGGGGCCGTCGCCTTGCTACGTCGCTTGGGGTAACACAACCAAAGAGTGATGATGATTTGGGTGTGTGGATGAGTTATGAATCGAAAGACCGATACGTTGATATTTGGAACTTCAAGACTGTATTGCGTGATATTCCGAATCCATACAAGCATGGCAAAATCAATCTGACTCGTGTTATCAATTCGGATGACCCTAATCCATCGACCTCGTATTGGGGACTTGGTGAGGGTAAGCCGATTGAGATTCTGTGTAATGCCTTGGATGACCATTGGAATCAGACGTTTGACAATCATAACCTGCAAAATCAGGGGATGATGTTCTACGATGAAGATGCGATGAGTGTTGACCAGCTTGTTGCAGTGGCGGGTAATCGTATTCCCGTTACTCCGCAGTTGGGTGGTAAAATATCTGATGCGATATGGGAACGACCAACTCCGGGGTTATCGCCCGACCATTACAACATCCCGAATAAGATTGAGTTTATCATAGATGACACTTCTGGTATTGGGTCTATCACTCGTGGGATGGAATCTAATAACGCACAAACGGCGCGTGAGGCGATTCTTCGCAGACAGGCGGGCGATGCTCGTATGAAGCTCAAGATCAAGATCGGTGAGGAAATGGGGCTGAAGGATTTAGGCGAGAAGTCGATTTCTATTATCGACCAGTTTGCCACGCCGGATGATATTGTATCTAAGATAGGTGCGGAACGTGCGGCTATGATACCGTCGGCTAATCCGGCTGACTTAGATGGTGGGTACAACTTTGCCTTTAAGGGGTCGAGTCGGATGTCTGACGCACAAATTAAGCGTCAGGATGCAAAGGATGTGTACCAACTTACCCTTGCTGATATGGCGGTGAATCCACAGTGGCGGGCTGATTGGTTACTTCAGCACTTTGACGTACCGGACTCCGAAAGACGCAAGGCGGTTTATTCACAGCAGGACGTGATGGCTCTGCAACAGCAGGCGGCGTTGCAAGAAGCGGCGGCGGGTGCTGGCGAAAGTACGCGATCCGTATCTGATGGCGGCGTGTTGGGCGTACAGACAGGACAGACTCCTTCGGGTAAAGATCAAAACGAAAAACTCTCGATGGGATTCTAATGACTTTTATAAATGACCGCATCAAACGTATTCGTGAATTAGGGCGTGATGTTAATATCAAGTTTGAGCTTGCAAAAGCCCTTGAGCTTAATGCTCTCTCATTACAGAATATCAGAGATATGAGGGATATGTCGAATACGGCTGGATGGCAGATGTTGTCTACCCAGATGATGCGTGATATAGAAATCAAGAAGAATAGGATATACGAGTTGTCCATTGAACCGGACAAAAACAAGACGTTGATAATCATAAACCGTGCTATTGCCGAGAGTCTTGAGAGAATCTTGAAGCTCGTCGATGGCACACTCAATCAAGAACAAAACGTGGTTAGTGAGTTTAATAAACTTACCGACCCAAACAGAGGTTAATGTATGTCTGATCCAGACGGCACTTCTTCGTTAGAAGAACTTTTCCCGGTTGCGGAAACTCCACCAGTGGAGACGCCTCCTGCACCCGTAGTGCCGGAAACACCTATTGAACCCGAAGGGACGCCCGCGATAGCGACCCCTACCGAGGGACAACAGGCAGTTACCGACAAATTGTCCACAGCCGAACAACCAACCAAGACGCCAGATCAACTGGTGCAAGACCGTGCGTATTTCCAATCGGAAGCGCAGAAGGCAAAAGAGGAACTCAAGCGGATTAGGGATGAGTTTGCACAGGGAACGGCACAACCACCGACGCCCTCTGTGTCTACCACGTCACAACCGCAAAAAGTCGAGGATAGGTTTGCAACAATGTCTCAAGAACAACTTGAGGATTGGATACAAACACATCCCGTAGAAGCGATGATGGCGGCTGTCGAGAAGGCCAAACAAGACATTCGATCAGAGGTCACCACAAGGGAAGCCCAACAGTCGAATGAGCTTGCCTTCAAGATGGAACAACGTGAGGCGAACCGTTTCTTGAACGAGTTTAGCCAGCGCAACAAGATCACGCAGGATGAGTTCACTCAAGCCAAACAGTATGTCGATAGCATTGGAATTAAGGGGACACCAACGGCAATAGCCGAGATGGTGACTGACCGTCTTATTATGCAACGACTATTGACGAATACTGCGGCTCAGGTTGAAACGGTTAAGGCGGATGCCGCCCAAAAGGTCAAGCAACAACTTCTGACAGTACAACCGAATGCGGGGACAACTCCGCAATCGAAACCTATGACAGTTAATGAATTGGTTGCTTCAAAGTTCAAACCGAGTAAGGAAGATGCCGCTATTGCGGGATTTTTCGGACACGCGAATTAGGACTATGTGGGGCAACGGGGGATAATGTAGATGCCTACAATTAAAACTGGCGCAAGGTCAACATCTGACCTTTCGACCAATCGTTTAGTGGTTGACATTGGTGCGGGTATTAGTTTGCTCGACCCCAATGAGAACCCGATGACTTATATTTCGCAGAAGGTGGGAACGGTTGTTTCCAAACAGCCGAAACACTCGTGGCTTGAGGATGTCCTCCAGCCGGAAACCGACCTATTGAATATCTCTGGTGGTTATCAGACCGCCTCGACATCTTTGGTCGTTGATAATGGTACTTATTTCTCTGTCGGCGACCTTGTTAGGGTTGTCCGCACCGGAGAAATTATGCACGTTACGGCGGTGTCAACGAACACGCTGACGGTGACTCGTAATTATCCGGCGGTAACGAGCACTCAATACGGTTACAACGTCGCACTCAACGACAACGAGCCGTTGTTTATTTTTGCGAGTGTAAGCGAGGAAGGGGCAACTTCGCCGACGGCAAAGTCAACCGTAGAAACACAGGCCGACAATTATTGTCAGATTTTCCGCACACCGTTTGATGTGACGGAGACTGAACGTAATTCATTGCAGAATGGTGAGCAGGATTTGCCTTTTCAGACCCGTAAGAAAGGCATTGAACATTCACGGAAACTTGAGTATGCGTTCAAGTTTGGTCTGCCGGGTTCTACTATGACTGGTTCTGGTGGCAAGCCAGCCCGTACCACTGGTGGTATGCTTTGGTTTATTCGGGGGGGCGCACCCGCCAACCAGATTGTTTCTCAGGCCGAGATTACCGAGGCCGAGTTTACCGATTGGGTTCGCAACTGCTTTTTGTACGGGTCAGGTACAAAGGTATTGTATGCCGCGCCATTGATTATCTCCGCTATTGAAAAGTGGGGATTGGCTAAACTGAACCTTATGACCGGCGCAAACACCTATGGATTGAACATTACCAAGTGGGTATCCGCGCATGGAACGCTTGCTATTGTGAACGACAAGATGTTGGCGACGGGTAGTGGTTCGATGGCCTTTATTGTTGACCAGACCAAAGTGAAATACGCGCCCCTGCGCAACAGGGACACGAAATTGCTAACTGACCGTCAGGCGAATGATGCTGACAAGTACACGGCTGAATATCTCACCGAATGTACGATGGAATTGAAAATCCCATCGTGTCATGGTGTGTTATACGACGTTACGAGTTACGTCTAAACTTAACGGTTTTAACATTGAGGGGACGGCCAAGAAATTGGCCTCCCCCCTAAGATTGGAATTATGGAAAAGCAAAAGACTACGTACCGATTTGTGTCGCAGTTTGAC